GATAATATTTTAGTACCACTATAGTATTCTGCTTTTTTCATATTAGTACACCTCCATTTATTATATTATATCATGATATTTACTAAAATATAATAGTATGCTATAATATAAGTGTAAATTGTGTAACGAGTGGTGAGTGATATCCAAATCAAACCTCTTATACCATGCTCACCACTTGCATTAAGATGTAAGGAGATATGACAATGACACCTTCACCGGCTTGTTACGTATTAATTTGTTCATTTGAACACTGTTTTTTACATGCTTACCTAGACCAAGGTGGCGTTCCTACTATCGGCTGGGGTCACATAGCCGGAGTACACATGGGTGACACTTGTACGCAACAACAAGCTGACTTGTGGTTAGAAGAGGAAATCGCAGAGTATGCATATTATGTAAATCAAACGGTTGACGTTTACCATTGGACACAGTATGAATTTGATGCACTTGTTAGCTTTACGTATAATTGTGGACCCGGAAATTTTAGGTCACTTACAAATAAAAACCAACGCACCAAACAACAAATAATAGACGCATTCCCTTCTTTTAATAAGGTAAAACAAGGCAATGTTAGAATAGTATCTAACGGATTGGTACGTAGAAGACGTGAAGAGTTAAACTTATTCCTTACAGGTACTCTTTCGCAATCAGTAATAAATGATGCACCTCCTGAAACACCTCACAAGGGTGAGTATCAAACAGGTGCTACGGGTGGAGAAGGTTACTTTTATCCACAGAAACCTGTATATTATAGGTTTAGTAAATCGCCACTAATATATTATCTTAAACCGTGGTGGAAATTATAGGATAATATATTTAAATAGAAAACTATGTTTAAAGAGGTAAATGTATTATGATTAAATCCAAAGATGACATTTTAGCACAGTTAAAAGAAGTGTTAGGTGAATCTTCTTCAAACGACAATAGTATAGCACTTATTGAAGACATAAGTGACACACTAGATGACACTACAGACTGGAAACAAAAGTACGAAGAAAATGACAAAATGTGGAAAAAGAAATACACAGATAGATTTTTCTCAGGTACGAAAGTTGATACTACTGATAGTAACGAAAGTGACACTAGTAATTTAAATGAAGAGGAAGAAGAGTCCCCTACAGAATTAACCTACGAAAGTCTTTTTAAGGAGGGAGAATAATGCCTAAACGTATTGTTCCTAGCGTACTAAACGCAAGTACAGCTACTATCATTAATACAATACGTGCTAACGCATCTGCTGAGTACCAAGACAAAGTTCCTTCTGTTACTAAATCTACTGATATTCCTAAAGTAGGTGAGGTATTATATGGTACACCAGCTTTAGCAAATGAGTTTATATCAGCACTTATAAACCGTATTGCTATGGTACGTATTACTAGTAAGACTTATAACAACCCATATGCACACCTTAAAAAAGGAATGCTTGACTATGGTGAAACTATAGAAGAGGTTTTCGTTGAACTTTGCAAGGCAAATGAGTTCAATACAGAAAAAGCTCAAGCTCAGGAATTCAAGAAAACTATTCCTGACGTTAAAAGTGCTTTTCATATTATGAACTATAGGGTAAAATACCCTATTACGATCAGTCCTATGCAGTTACGTCAAGCCTTCATGAACTCGCAAGGTGTGACAGACCTTATTACAAAAATCATTCAGAGTGTTTACAACTCTGCTGAGTACGATGAGTTCTTACTATTTAAATATATGCTCATCAAAGGTGTAACAAAAGGTCACTTCCTAGCTATACCAGTAAACACAGCAAACTTAAACAACTCTGCTATAGCTTTTAGAGGTACATCTAATGCACTTGAATTCATGAGTACAAAGTACAACAATGCAGGTGTGCATACTTTCAGTAAAAAGAGCGAGCAAGCTATCTTTATGGATGCTGACTTTAGTGCACAGTATGATGTAAACGTGCTTGCTAGTGCTTTTAACATGGATAAGGCTACATTTAGTGGTAAGCTACATCTCATTGATAATTGGACTGAGTTCGACTCAGAACGTTTTGAGTACTTAATGGAAGAGAGTGACGGATTCGAACCTATTACAAGTGCAGAGCTTACACTCATGAAGGACGTTAAGGCTGTACTTGTAGATGAAGAATACTTCCAAGTATACGACAACCTAGCTGTAATGACTTCTACAGTTGTAAATTCAGCTTTATATACAAACTACTGGTACCATGTATGGAAAACCTTGTCATGGTCACCTTTCTCGAATGCCGTTGTATTTGTTGATTCTACAGCTACGACTTCTTTACCAGCTAGCATTACATACAAAATCAAATCTATTAGTAAAACTGATAATGCTACAATTTATTCTATTAACCTTGTTACAAGTCCTTCTCTTGTTTCTACAGCTTACAAGCTTGTACAGACAGAGGACGCAACGGAAGATTTAGTATCTATCACACCTTATGGTTTGATTACGGTACCTGACGGTGTAGCATCAGTTGACCTTGTAGCAGTAAATGGAGGCGCAACATATAGTGGAGCTACTATTACAGTCGCTACAGCTGAAATTGACACTAGCTTAGTGCTTACAAAACAGTAAGTTGCCATGATATAAGTGTATACTCCTCGTATGGATAGCTCACCCCTTAGGGCTATCCATATTTTATTATATGGAGGTGATATAATGCATATACAACCAGAAACAGTAGTTGAATTATATAAGGGAATAGAGTGTGATGCAAATTATGAAAATACTTACTGGTTTAATTCAATAAGTGAACAAAATAGTTTTTTCACTAATAAACAACACACCACTTTTCAACACTTAACTTTTCAGAGATTATATAAGAATGTTGTCAGAATTAATGCTCACCTAGGTGATGTATATAACGTAAACTATATGCGTTTTCAGAATCCTACGTTTGGTGGTAAGTGGTTCTATGCATTTGTGTTAAAGTGTGATTACGTAAATGCTGAAACTGTAGACGTTTACTATAAGATAGATGATATGCAAACGTGGTTCCCTTATATTGACAAATCAGAAAAGCAATATATGTTACGTATGCATGACATACATGATTATATGTGTACAGACTCTAATCACAGAAATGATGTTAATACAGAAGATGAACCTGTTGACTGTAGTGATACTATGATATTAAGTAGTACTAAACTAGAAAGTTTAACTACAAACTTTAAGCTTATACTAGGACATATGAAAAACGGTTTAACACCAGCTGACACAATTGAAACAGGTAGTTTTAACTGCTGTAAGTTCGAGGCATACAACTTTGACTTTACAGGTATACAACAACTGTTAGACCAAGTAAACTCATACGTAGCGAACGACAGTGTTTCTTCTATAATAGGGTGTTGGATAGTGCCCTCTGTGCTATATACTGCCGATTATCATGAAGAGTATTATTACACACCTGATGCAAGTTTTGGAACTTACGTTCCTAAAAATAAAAAACTATTTACTTATCCTTATACTTACATGATAGTGGATAGTGGTAGTGACAAAAAAGAGTATAGGTTTGAAAACTTTGAGGGTTCAAGTTCAAACAACTCAAGCTTTATAGGTAGGTTTCAATTTAATATGATAGGTAAGATTACACTAAAACCTGAGGCATTCATGTTCCCTGAAAACTACGAAAGTTGGAATGCAGTCGGACAGGCTGTTAACCGTGACTATGCTTGTAAAGGTGTTATGCTTACTGACTTTCCTATAGTAGCTCTTCCTATTGATAGTATCATGGCAACAATAGCTCAACTAAACGCAACCCAGTACACCACAGCATGGGATATAGGCAAGAATGTTTCAAATGTACTAGGCTCTATAGCTGGTGTAGGAACGGGAACCCCTGACACTAAAGAAGGAATCGACGGAACACGTATTCCTACAGGTACTAGCAGTTCAACACCTAGTATACCTGGTATATCTCAGTTGTTTCAAGCTATTACTGGTTTAATGGATACAGCCGTAAATAAAATGCAATCTGTAAACAACGGTTTACGTAAATCAGGTGAAATGTTTGGTGTAAGTGCAAATAACGGTGTACTGTTCTATAGTGGTAATAAGTCATTCCACTTCTATCAAATAGGTTTATCGCCTAGAAGTGCAAAAAGGATTGACGACTTCTTTTCTAAATACGGTTATGCACAGAACAAATCTTTCCCTTTGACAGATGTAACTCACCGTAGTGCATTCTGTTATGTTCAAACACAAAATGCTAACCTTAGTGGTAACGTACCAGCTGACTCTCTTAATGTAATAGAGAATGCACTTAACAAGGGAATATGGTTCTGGCACGATAAAAATCATGTTGGTCAATACGATATTACTAATAATATTGTTTAAAGGAGGGCTATACTAGTGAGTAAAAATAAGAGTATATTCTCTAATTTTAAGTCAACTTTAAGGTCAGGTGTAAAGTCAGAGTTCTTAGAATCTGCTCTTGACGATGCTTTTATGTATAATTACTACTATGAAAGAATTGTAAACTTAGCTCTATCATGTTTTGAGTGGGAAGGCTTTCCTGACACAGTAGATACAAGGTATCTTGAATATCAATTATTCTATAATCCACAAGTGACGTTTTTCAAAGAGGACGTTATAGGTGACTATCTTGTACTAAAGTGTGCAATGAATGGTGAACTTGATGTGTACGGTTATCCTACAGGGTGGACAGCAATAGGAGAAAACGGTTACAGTAAAGACCTTAAAAGTGATGAGTGTGTTATAATTTACAATGACTTGTTACATAGTTCATGCTTGAATGCTTGTAGGATATACGCAACAAGGTTAGCATCTCTTGACAGAACCATTGATATTAACTTACATGCTCAACGTACACCTATTCTTATTGCTTGTGACGAGAATGATAAACTAACAATGACTAATCTATATAAGCAATACGCAGGCGGTGAACCTGTAATTTATGGATACAAAGCTTTACGTCCTGATAGTATCAGAGTATTAAAAACCGATGCACCTTTCCTTTGCGATAAACTAAACGACATGAAGTCTGTTTTATGGAATGAACTCTTAACCTATTTAGGTATTAGTAATGTAAACATAATTAAAAAGGAAAGACTTGTATCCGACGAAGTATTACGTAATCAGGGTGGTACTGTATTCTCACGTTACTCAAGATTAGAAACAAGACAGATAGCTTGTGACCAAATCAACAAAATGTTTGGTTTGAATGTTAGTGTTAAATACCGTGAGAACATTGACAAAGACGTTAACAACCTAGCATCTGATTTTGCTGTACGTAAAGATGACGAGGAGGGTGAAACTAATGAGTAAATATACAACAGAAATAAGGTTTATATTAGAAAATGCTTATGGTTTACGTGATTCAGCTGATTATCCTTCAGTTGATACTATAATAAGCTCAACAAGAGGTGCTATATTTGACTTTAACTACCCTATATTTGATAATAACTATAGGGCAACACTTGAAACTAAAATATTAAAGCACTTCTATGTACGTGAGATAGGTCAGGAAACTGTAGGTTTATTTAAACTTTTCCTGAACCGTAAGATGAATGAAATAATGCCTTATTACAATAAACTATACTTGTCAGAACTTATAGAGTTTAACCCACTTTATACAGTAAATCTTACTAAAGATTCTCATGCTGATGACGTTACAGAGGAATCAGGTAACAGAACGGCAACAACGGACCAGGATACTACTTCAAGTGGTAGTGAGTCAGGTTCATCATCTTCAAACGGTAGTACTAGCTCATCAAGTCATAGTTCTAGTGACACAGAGTTTGGTCACTCAGCATCCGACAGAGTGATTTTCTCTGATACACCACAGAGTAAGTTAGAATATGTTGAGAACGGTACGTATGCTACTACAGCAACCTTTGAGGCACACTCTTATAATGACGGTACACAATACACTGAAGACTCTACGGGTTCAGGAACGACACAGACAAGTGGACAGTTTTCACGTCAAACAAGTGGTAAAGGCTCACTTGACGAAACTCAGTCTACGAGGTATACTAATAGTAGGGATAACGACAACGATTATCTAGGTCATACTGTAGGCTATAGTGGACAGTCTGCAAGCAAGTCATTAATGGAATACCGAAAAACCTTTTTAAACATAGACATGATGATTATAGACGAATTAGAGTCGCTATTCTTTGGTTTGTTCTAACACTTTTCTACAGGGAGGTGAAAAACAATTGCCATTCAGCTATGTTGATAAGTTAAAGTTTAGGAGTTACAAGGTCTTACCGTTAGTATACGACAACACTTTATCTTATTACGAAACACTTTGTAAGGTTGTCGACAAAATCAACGAAACTATACAAATGCTAAACGACTTTGAAGACGCCTACAATGACTTTGAACGTCGCTTTACTGTTCTTGAATCAGAATTTGCTACTATACTTCCTGACATACAGAATGCTTTGAACCAATGTGCTCAAATAAAGGCAGACTTTATAGTCTTAGAAGGTAAATTCACTAAGCTTAGAGATGAAGTTGGTGCGTTAGCTAATCATGTTGATACAGTTGAGAATAAGCTACGTGCTGAATACAAATCTGCTGATGACTTAGTTAAAGCATATGCTCTTGAACTTGACAGAGTACAGCAAGCTGATATTGATAGTAAATATCAAGACCTAAAGCGAGATTTAAGAAGTGTACTTACTACTTATACTTCTCAAATTGAATCATTACACCAGATGATTCACAATTACTATAGTCAAATCACTATAGAATACACTGACGCAGACAAGGAGATATTCAGACGTGCTTGCGAACATGATACTATGATAGTACAACAATTGATTCAGGCTCTACCTGACATCATTGAAGTACAAAATCCTGTTCGTGGCAAGGCTACTTCACTTGATCAGGCGTTAGAAGACATCTACACTAATCTTAGATACTTTGCAATTAAGGCGAAGGACTTTGACCGTTGGCAAGTAAAGGCTAGTGATTTTGACGCGTTAAAAATATCCGCTATTGAGTTTGACACTAACGGTACTAGAGCAATCAGGGGATACTTCCCATGGGTTATTAACCCTTTCACAGGACACGAGATTCCACTAGATTCACTTGTACTATACTTGTGTACTCTACATATGCGTGATGCAATTACTGCACGTGAGTTTGACAACCTTAATCTCACGGCACAGAAGTTTGATGACTTAAAGATTAGTGCACACAATTTTGATGATTCTGCATACAGAATACTCACAGGTAATGGTCATCAGACAGGGCACCTTATAATTAGTCCATAGTAACTTTTAAATTACGTACAAATTTATTACATTCTTTATTTTATATTATATTATACTTGTATTTTATATTTGATTTTGTCTTTCATTTTTATTTGTATTTTTAATTTAACTATATTTCGTTTTTGATGTTTCTAAATCTATCTTTCGAAGGGAGGATATATATGAGTCAAACAGGTACACCTACTGAATTTTTAAAGTTAGGTATAACAGAACCAGACGATACATTAAACGTGCTGGTAGACTTGAACGGTCAGTGGCAGAAGATTGACACAGGTGTTAAAAATGTTGATACAAAAGCCAACACCAACGCAAGTGGCATATCTGCACTTAACACTGCTGTTCAGGATAACACAGAGAATATTACTAATATTCTTGAAACTAATGTTAATCAGCAAACCTCTATTGATACACTACAATCAAAAGTCGCTACGTTAGAGCAAGATGATACTAGTTATGGTACTAGAATCACAGCGGTTGAGGCTGGTGTACAGGAAAACAGTGAGCTGATTAACGACTTAGAGGTTGACCTTAGTGGTGTTAAGACTAGTGTTGGTACTGTACCTGAAGGAAGTAATCTTCAGGGAGAGGTTAATGGATTAGATACTAGGGTTACTGCTCTTGAGAATAGTGGCAGTGTCGCTGCGGTTGAAGCTAGGGTTACTACGTTGGAAACAGAGGTTGGTACTGTGCCAGCTGGTGAAACAGTTCAGGGGCAGATTACTACACTCAATGGTCAGGTGAAAAGTGGCAATATTCCTTTCAGGTTTAGTGTCGACGGAGAAGGTAATTATGGTTACCTTAAAGCTGATGACAGCTTCGTCCCTTTTAGGTCAGGTAGTGGTGGAAACTTATACAAGTTGGATACTACCCTATACTACGGTACACTTACTTCTTTAATAGTGAGTTACAAAGGTAATATTCAACCTAGTTCTCCATACTATAAAAAAGTACATAATTTAGTGACAGGTGATGACTATACATTACCATCTATTGGTAGTGGTGCTTCTATCTACGGTAATATTGCACTTACTAATACAGGGTTTTATTTATTATCATCTAGTGGTGTTGAAAGTATTAATATTGAGGGTTTTATATTTGACGCTAGTACTCGCACCACACATTACTTAACAAGAAATAATCTTACATTTCAATATAAAGTTGTTGATATTAATGGAAATGTTGTTGGAGTACCTGCTACCTGTACTTTACGTGGTACACCTACATCACCAATATGCTTCCATAAAGGTTACCTAGTATACCAATACAACTCGCAAATTTATAAAGTTGAATTTGATACTCAAACAGGTACATCTAATGAATCAACGTGGAAAACTGGTTTTTATGCTTATAATAAAATAGACACACACGATGGTCATAGTACAGTTTCGAGTCTTTTCTATTATCAAAGTGATGGAACACTTTCAAATATACCTGATAACAATACAGTTATATTTAATACGACTAATTCAGGATATTATATGATTAATGTAGGTTCTGATTATTTTTATTATAATTAAAATAAAATGCCCACTCTATTGTTGTTTAATAGGGTGGGTTTTTTGAATGCCATGAGTGAGTATACTGTAATCAGGGTTGTGGGAATATAGTGAACCTCTATTGTGTTGCATACCTTACTCCATGGTGTGAGAGTATTCCTTTCATAGTTGG